AAAGAGCGGTCGCTCCATCATTCGGAGATTTTTTTCTTGGCTGACGAACAATTCGACCTGTTTGGCGATCCGGTTCGGCTGCCCAGCGGTAAGCGGGGGCGGCCAGCGCATCAGCCAACCCAGAAAAATCGCAATAAAGTCATGATGTTACTTGGGCTCGGTTGGTCGAATGAACGAATTGCCAATGCGATCCACTGTTCGTTGCCAACTCTGAGAAGGTATTATTTTTCAGAGCTTAAGCGCCGCGATATCCAAAGGGACCGCCTGGATGCAATGCGGATTGAAAAGGCTCTTGAACAAGCTGCATCGGGCAATGTCGGTGCAATGCGGTTGCTGAATCAGATGATCGAGAAAAACGATCTGATGTTAGCCGCTGGTCGCATTTCCAAAGCGCAGGAACAACAAAAGGGTTCAAAGCCCTTGGGCAAGAAGGAACAGGAACGTCGCGCTGCTAGTCGCGTTGCTGGTGGCGGTGATGAAGGATGGGGTGATGATCTCAGCCCCGGAATGCACTGATGTTGGACTTCGCCGCTGATTATGAAGGAATGGGCGTTGATCCAGAATGGGATACGTCAGTTCTGGATTGGGAAGATCGGATTCTGAATGGGCTGTCGCTCATTCCAGACTTGCCGCTGTTTGATGAAGTAGCGGAAAAGGCGCTGCGGATCTTCAAGCGATTCAAGGTGCCGGATTTACAGGGAACGCCTACTTTCGGGGAAATCTGTGACGATTGGGTTTTTGATTTCGTCCGGGTTGTGTTCGGAAGTTATGACCCGGAGTTGAAAAAGCGCATGCTGCGCGAGTTCTTTCTTCTGGTGCCGAAAAAGAATGGCAAATCGGCAATCTCGGCAGGCATCATCTTAACCGCGGCCATCATGAATGAGCGTCCACAGGCGGAACTGCTGCTGATCGCGCCAACGCAGAAGATCGCGGGCATCGCGTTCAAGACGATCCGGGGGATTATTGCTCTGGATGATCAGTTGAAGAAACTGTTCAAGCCGCAGAACCACCAAAAACAGATCACGCATCTTGTTACCGAGGCGGTGATCATGATCCTGTCAGCTGATGGCGACGTGGTTACAGGTTCGAAAGGTTGCTACATCCTTGTCGACGAAACTCATGTTTTGGGCAGTAAGCACAAAGCGCCGGAGATCTTCATCGAGCTGCGCGGCGGTCTGAAATCCCGGCCAGAAGGTTTTTTTCTGCAAATCACGACGCAGTCAAAGGAACGTCCAACCGGGCAATTCGAAAAGGAGCTGCACACCGCTCGGGCTGTTCGAAACGGTGAAATCAAATTGCCGATGCTGGCGGTCATGTATGAACTGCCAAAGGAAATGGTCGAGCAAGAGAAATGGCGCGACCCCAGCACATGGCACTTGATTAATCCAAACCTTGGGCTTTCCGTTTTCCTTGAGGATCTAATCAACGATCTTCGGAAAGCGGAGCGCGAAGGCCCGGAAGATGTCGCGCTGTTTGCGTCTCAGCATCTGAATGTCGAGATCGGGATCGGCATGAACACGGGTCGGTGGGTCGGCGCCGACTATTGGCTGAAAGCCGGCAGGGACATGGACTTGCACGATATCATCGAAACCTCCGATGTGTGCGTGGTTGGTGTCGATGGTGGTGGGTTGGATGACCTTTTGGGCTTTGGCGTCATGGGTCGTCATGCTGAGACAAAGCACTGGCAGTTCTGGGGGAAAGCCTGGGCCGATCGGGACGTACTGGAGTTGAGAAAGGTGATCGCTCCGGAACTTGAGGCGCTGGAAAAAGAACAGCAGTTGACCTTGGTCGACAACCTTGAAGACGAGGCTTATCCCGAGATCGTTGATATCTGCCTCACACTTCGCGAGGCGGGGTTGCTGCCCGATGAAGATGGCATTGGGATGGACCCTGAGGGGGTTGCAAAAATTGTGGATGCGCTGATCGAAGCCGGTTTCTCGATTGAGGACATTCGGGCGATCAGCCAAGGTTACAAACTGAACGCAGCCATCAAGTCCGCACCTGTGAAACTGAAAAACGGCACATTGGTTCATTGCAACCAGCGCATCATGAACTTTTCCGTTGGCAATGCCAAAACCGAACAGCGCGGTAACGCTGTGATCGTGACAAAAGCGCAAAGCGGATCGGCCAAAATTGACCCCTTGATGGCCTTTTTCAACTGCGTGCAGCTGATGAGTTGGAACCCTGTCGGCAAAGGCCGCTCGGTCTACCAGGATCGCGGGCTTCTGACAGTTTAGGTGGGAGAATATGGGTTTATTTGATTTCCTTCGTCGCCCCTCCCACGAGGCGGCGACACATCAGGCCGTGAGCGCGTCGGTTGGCGAATCTGGCATGTTTTCGAGTCTGAATGACCCGGCGTTTTATGAGTTCGTCCGCAACGGTTCAGGGAATGTGACCGAGTCCGGTGCAACAGTGACGATCAAAAGCGCGATGAAGAACACGACCGTTTTGCGGTGCGTCTCACTTCTTTCCTTCTCGATCGGAATGTTGCCGCTGCATTTGCAGCACAAGGGGACCAAGGAAAACGCAACGGAGCATCCGCTGTATCGGGTCTTACACCGTCGCCCGAATGCCTGGCAAACGGCGTTTGAGTTTCGCGTTTTCATGGAACAGTTGGCGCTGCAGTACGGAAGTGCTTTTGCCCGCATCATCAGAAGCGGAAACCGGATTGTTCAGCTAATTCCGCTGCCCTACGGGATTCCGAAGATCGACCAAAATCTGGACTTCACGCTGCGCTATGAGTTCACCAAGCCCGGCGGTGGCAAACTGGTGCTGAACCAAAGCGACGTGTTCCATGTCCGCTTCGGGTTGTCCGAAGATGGGAAAACCGGCCTGTCGCTAGTGAAACAATCAGCGGAAGCCATTGGTTTGGCGATTCAGGCCAGCACAGCTGCTGCACGTTTGTTCCAAAACGGCATGCAGGTTGGGGGTGCGTTGAAACATCCCGGCCAATTGAGCCCGGAAGCCTATGAGCGCTTGAAGGCCAGCATGAATGAGGGACAGGGCGCAGGCAACGCACATAAGTGGAAGATCCTGGAAGAAGGGATGGAGCTTCAGGGAATGTCGCAGTCCAGCAAGGACAGCGAAAACATGGATAACCGAAAGTTTCAGATTGAAGATATCGCGCGCCCATTCGGGGTGCCGCGCCCGCTCTTGGCAATGGATGACACGTCATGGGGTTCCGGCATCGATGTGCTGGGTCAGTTGTTTGTTCGCTACGGTCTGAACCCGTGGTTTGTCGCGTGGGAGCAGGGGATCGAGCGCGATCTGCTGACGGAGGCTGAGGCTGATCAGTATGAGGCCAAATTCAATGCCGGCGCGCTTTTACGCGGATCGATGAAAGACCAGGCGGAGTTCTTTGCCAAGGCGCTTGGCGCAGGCGGTCACCAACCCTGGATGAAATGGCAGGAGGTCCGCGAGTTGTCGGATCTTCCGGAACTTGATGAAACCCCGCCACCGCCCCCGGGGCTTGTTGGCAAAGGAGGCTCACATGACACTTCGCAAGCTACCTGAACTCAAGGCCGAGCGGCTGCCTTCCGTCTGTGCGTTTGAACCGGACGCTGACGCCCTTAAGCGTTGGAATGCTGGTGTCGAGCCCAAAGCCCAGAAGGACAACACAATCACGATGCTGGATGTGATTGGTGAGGATTACTGGAGTGGCGGTGGTGTTACGTCCAAGCGAGTCGCAGCCGCCTTGCGGTCGATCGGAGATCAAGACGTCGTTGTTGAATTGAATAGCCCAGGTGGTGACTTCTTCGAGGGGGTTGCGATTTACAACATGCTCCGAGCGCATCCGCACAAGGTCACGGTCCGCATTTTGGGCTTAGCGGCATCAGCAGCCTCAGTCATCGCAATGGCCGGAGACGAGATCGAGATAGGCAAGGCCGGTTTTCTGATGGTTCACAATGCCTGGGTTTTGGCGGTTGGTAATCGCCATGACATGATAGCTGCCGCGGAAACGCTGGAGCCATTCGATGATTCAATGGCAACCGTCTATTCGGACCGCGCCGGGGTCGAGAAATCCGCAGCCGTCAAGTGGATGGACGATGAAACGTGGTTCAACGGGGAACAGGCCATTGAGGCGGGTCTTGCGGATAGTTTTCTTCCCGCAGAAGCCGTGACGGAAGACAAAGCCAAGGCAGAAGCCGCGCGCGGTGTAAACGCATCACGACGCCTCGATGCGCAGCTTGCCAAAACAGGAATGCCAAGGACAGAACGCCGAGCGCTTCTGGCCGATGCAAAAGGGGGTATGTCAGGCGCTGCCCTATCCACCACGCAGGACGCTGGTGCAGTCGTGGCCCATCTGGAAGGGCTGCGGGAAACCCTCAAACTGTAAATAGGAATACGACAATGAAACACTTTAAGGTTCCCGCGAAGGCGCGGGGGATCGTCTCTGTGCGCGCTGATGCGGGTGGTGATGTTCACAAGGTGCTGGCCGAGCTTCAAAAAGACTGGGCGGCGTTCAAGGCGACCCTTGATGAAAAAGACAAGGAAATCGCCAAGAAATTCGATGATGTTGTCACCACCGAAAAGCTGGATCGTATCAATTCCAGCGTTTCCGATCTGCAAGCGTCGATTGACCAGGCGAACGCCAAAATGGCCGCTATGGAAATGCTGGGCGGCGACAACCGCGCGGCTCCCGATGCGGAATATACCGAAGCATTCCGGGCGCATTTCCGCAAAGGTGAGGTTCAGGCCAACCTGCAAAAAGGTGCCGATGCTGAAGGTGGCTATCTTGCCCCCAAGGAATGGGATCGCACTATCACGGATAAGCTGATCGAAGTTTCGATGATGCGCCAGATCTCCGGGATGATAACGATCTCCACGGCGGGCTTTACCAAGCTCTACAACCTGCGCGGAACCGCGTCGGGATGGGTTGCTGAAACGGCTACTCGTGGCGAGACCGGCACAGCCACGTTCGGTCAGATGGCGTTCAACCCGGGTGAACTCTATGCAAACCCAGCGGCCACGCAGCAGATGCTGGATGACTCTGAAGTTGATCTCGAAAACTGGATTGCAAATGAAGTCGAGACTGAATTTGCATACCAAGAAGGTCTGGCTTTTGTTGCCGGCAACGGAACCAACAAACCCGCAGGTTTCCTGACCTTCGTCACTGGTGGCGCCAATGCAGCGGCAAACCCCATGGGTTCGATCGAGGCCGTTCCGGCGGGCGCTGCTGCCGCGATCGACACTGACGACATCATGGATTTGGTTTATGCGCTGCCTTCTGCCTTCACCGCAGCGGCGCGGTTTGTGATGAACCGCACCACCCAGGGTATCATTCGCAAGCTGAAAGATGCGGACGGGCAATTGCTCTGGCAGCCTTCGCTGGCTGCGGGTCAGCCTTCGATGCTGGCGGGATATCCGGTCACTGAAATCCCCGGAATGCCGGATGTCGCCACCACTGCAATGCCGTTGGCATTTGGTGATTTCCAGCGCGGTTACCTGATCGTAGATCGGGCTGGCGTGCGGGTGCTGCGTGATCCGTTCACCAACAAGCCTTTTGTCCATTTCTACACGACCAAACGTGTCGGCGGCGGTGTCAACAACCCCGAGGCGCTGAAAGTCCTGCAAATGGCCTAAGGCCCAAGCGGTAAGGAACGTGTCCGGTTTGAATGCCGGACACGTTTGCGATGCTGATCGACCAGGTGGGCATCGCAAACGTGTCTATTCATGAGAAGGAAAAATCATGACCACCCAAGAGAACAAAACTACCACCCCAGCGAAAACCGCGCCAAAGCGTAAATCTGCCCCAGCAGGCCGCGCTTCGATGACGCCGGAAGAGGCAAAAAAGCTCGGTCTGGATCCCAAGCCATACGGCAAGCCTGCGGCGAAGAAGTAACCCAGCATGTTCAGGCCTATCCTTGAAGCCCCGCCAGCTGAGATGCCGGTCAGCCTAAACGAGTGCAAACGGAACGGCGTCATTGATCATGATGACGATGACATTCTGATCAATCAGCTCATTCAGGCCGCCGTGTCGCACTTGGATGGGTTTCAGGGCATCTTGGGTCGTTGCATGGTGACGCAGACCTGGACGGTCGACCAGGCGCGTTTTGATCGCAGCTTTGTTTTGCCGGTCCCGAACGTGACCCAGGTTGAAATCCGATATCGCGACACGTCCGAGGTTCAGCAAACCTTGCCAGCCAATGTGATCTTTCACCATCCCGTGTCGCTAGGCACCTGCGTGATGATCGATTCCGATGCCAATTTGCCCGAGGTTAGCGACAAGGGAATTGCGCCGATCACTGTGGCTTTCACTGCGGGATTCGGCGCGGCCACCGCGGTGCCATGGGCACTGAAACTGGCGGTCATGCAGTTGGTGCGCCAACTCTATGATGACCGCGGTGGGATGGGCGCGATCGAGGCCGGTTCGATGGTCCGCAATCTGATCGCGCCATATCGGTGGGTTCGCGTATGAGCCAGCAGCTGCGCGAGTCCGTTGCGTTTGATCGGCCCAGTGGTACAGCGGACAGTTTCGGTGGAAAGTCTGTGACGTGGGCAGCGGCGCATACGTGCCACGCAGAGTTCATTTATGCGGGTGGGGATGAAGGCGTCCAGGCCGCGCGGCAGGCGGGGCGCCAATCTTTCAAGATCAAGGTGCGGTCTTGCGTTGCCGCGCGTTCAATAACAACAGACTATCGAATGCGCGACGTTCGGCGCAGCACTGCGTACAATATCACGGACGTTGACGCGATTATTGATCGTCAGTGGGTTTGGTTAAGGGTCGAGGGGCCGGTTGTTACC